CCGTCGTCGTGCTTGTTACGCCGTCGGCGAAATTTGCTATAAACTCGTCCGGCAGTGCAAAACGTCCGATCTCTTTACCTCGATACTCCATCTCGCGCGATAAATCGACGTTTCTATCTACGGCCGATTTGATGACGTTTGCGAGGCTAAAGCACGTGCTATTATCTCTTTTTGAGAGGATATTTACGGTTTTTATCTCGCTTTTAGCGTTTAGTTCGGCCATTTCTTTGCTAAATTCAGCGTAGCTCTTGCCTGCGCTTATCGCAGCGAGCGCCTCTTTTTCGCGCCCTAAAATGTGAGCTAGCTCGATGATGTTTGCTCTAGTCTCCTCGCTTGATCTTACTTGCTCGTTTAGTTTGGCAAGCTCGCCAGCGCTTGGCGTTGCGGCTAGTTTTGCGCCCTCTTGCGGCGCTGCTTGTTCGTTCATTGGCATTTTCTCTCCTTTTGGTTGATTAAATTTTGATATTTTTGCGTTAGGATCAGCTCCTTGCCAAACGGCTGAGAGCTCGACGATCTCGCCCTCGTAAATTTGATAATGCTCGATCCCTTCGATTTTATCCATCTCTTTTACCTTGTAGTTTCCAAATCCAACGCTCACGCTGTCGCTCAGCCCGGCTTTGTATTTCGCGTAAGCTTCTTTTGAGCTAGCTACCTCATCGCTAAATTTAACCTTGGCTTTAAAATCTCCGTTTTCAAATTTAGTATCGATTATCGCGCCGATTGCATTTGCAAACGTCGGATCATGGTCCAAATAAAGCGTTTTGGCGTTAAATTTAACCCCGCTAGTATCTACGCTCAGATAATATTCGTCGCCCCAAAATCCAACTCTTTTGTGGAGGTTGTTTTTTGAGAGCGCGATAAAGCTAATTGTTTTTGCTTCGTCGTCAAACGCCGCATCTTTGCCTAAATTTACGCTAAAATTGCGTGCGTCTTTTAAAATATTCTCATTCACGGCCGCTATTTCCTTTCTTGATTTTTTCTATTTCTTGCAGTTTTTGCACGATTTGTTTCTCCTTTTCCAGCTCGTCGAGATAGGTGTCGTATTCGATCCCTTTTTCTCTCAAAACCTCGATGCGCGTTTTAAATCCGCACTCGATTGCTTTGGCGTTAGCGCTCACTTCCTTATTTGGATCGATATACTCCCATCCTTGCGGCTTAAAGCTAAAATGATCTAAAATTTCGCCGTATTCTTTGGGCGATATTCTGTTCATTAAAAGCTCTATTTTTAGCCACTCTTTAAAAATGGCATTGTGCATTTTGCGACGGAGAAAATTTTGCACGCGCTTAAAGCCCCTTCGCTCGCTCGTCGTGCCTTGACGGATCGAGCTATAATTTACCTCGCGCAAATCGCCCGTAAGCGTCGCGTAGCTGATACCTAGCGATCGCGCCACTTCTTGGTTGGTGCTTTTTAGGAAAAACTCGATATTGGTCGGGTTGTGCGGATCGATAAATTTAGGCTCGATGCCCGCGTCCAAATACCTCATCGTGCCCGTTTCTACGTTTTCGGGCAGGTCTATTTTGGCGCTTTCGTTCGTTAGCTCGCCCGTATCCTCATCAAATTCCGGAGCTATCCCGCCGATCGCGCCCTCGTCTTTTTGCGTATAAAATCCCGTCATTTCGCTAGCAAGGCGCGCGCGATTTAGCTCGGCTTTTTTAAATTTATCTTTTTGGTGTATGTCAAAAATCGCCGTGGCTAGTTTTGAGTTGCCGCGCGTTTGCTCGGCGATCATCGGTTTTCTTATGTGGATTATGTCTTTTGCTTCGATGCCGAGGCGCTCGTTGTGGTCTCTTTTTACGAAATACCTCACCGGCGTAAGGCTAAATTTGCTCTGTTTTTCTATGCCGTAAAATATAAATTTGCTCTCGTCGGTGTAGTCACTATCGATACTCTCGGCGCTTATTAGCTCCATTTTGAGCGTGTCGCCGCGCACGAGCCTAATAAAAGCCTCGCCGTCTCTGTAAAGCGCATTTAGCGTAAGCTCTTCGTAGTCCTCAAAATCATAAACGCCGTAAATGCAGCAATCCTCCTGCCATTTCCAAAATGCGTTTTGAATTTTGGTATTTAGATCTTTGCTTTTAGTTGCAATGTCGAGAATAAAGCCCTGCTCGCCCAAAACCTCGCTATCTATCATGTCAAAAAAACCGCTAGCAAGACTTACGGCGGTGCTGATACTGCGTGCTTGGTGGCGTAAAATTTTATTAGCGCGATCAGGCTCGATGTTTCTAACTAGTCGGCTAAGCTCGCCCTGGTTAATCTCAGGGGCTTCCATGCTAGGGTATCTAAACATCTGCACTTTAACCTGCGGCTTAAAAAAGCCGCTTTTACTTTTGGGTTGTTTTTTGGAAAAAAGGTTAAAAAATTTCATCAATATTTACCGCCAAAAACGTATTGGACGCTTGTCTTGTTTGTTCTCATATCTTTTATTAAAAGCGACTTTATGCGCCTTAACTCGTCTATTAGCTCAAGAGGCGAGCGCTTTACTATTCTTACGTTGTCGATTTCGTATTCTTTGATTTCGACGCCGTTGCTTAAATTTAATATGACCGCGTCGATTGCTTCGTTTATTTTTACGATTTTTTCTCTCGGTTTTATGGCGTGCTCCTTGTTGGTTGCAAAGCCCGCCGAGCCAAAAGCACTTAAAACACGGCTAGGCATTTGCATAAGCGCCATATTATCAAAACGTCTTTTTTGGTTTATACAAGGGATTTTTAGCGAGGTTTACGCCTTAGGCGTATTGTTTGTAAATTTTAGACTCTTTGAGCTCTTTTAGCGTCTCTTCTATTTCGTAGTTTAGCGCGCTTTGCGTTTCGTCGCTCAAATTTACGCGCATTTTTATTTTATTTGGGAGGTTATAAAGCCTATTTGACAGCGTCGAGGCTATGTCGCTCAGATCCTTTTCGAGCTTAAAAATTGGCACTACTTCGCCCTTTTTTTCGGCCAAAATCAGCTTTTTTATCTCAGCGTCGGCAAATTCCTTCTGCGCTCTAGCTTCGGTTAGCCCGTAGGTGCTCGTGGCGTTTGCGATTTTGTATTCGATGTAGCTTTGGACACACTCCTTTAGATCCCATTTGTTGCGCCCAATCTTGGTTATCACTCCCTCGTTTTCTAGGTCTTGGATACGCCGCTGAGTAAGAGATAAAATATCGCTTAGCTCTTTAGTCGTCACGTCCATTTTAACTCCTTAGCGCATGGTAGCGACATAAATGTCGTTAGCATGCATCCTCCGATTTTGTAAAAAGCGATAGTTCGCTTTCGCATTTTGCTTTTAGGGCGCGTTTTTGCTCTGCGATGCTTTGGATGTGGTGCTTTAGTTTGAGGTTGCCTTTGGCGAAATTCTCTATGATGAGATCTATCATGTCGCTCTTCTTCATCTCGTAAGCTTCGCAAAGCAGCTCAAAAGTGGACGCGTTGTCGATGCTGATCGTAAAATCGTAGCGCGTTTTTTTGATCTTTAGATTATCATGGACTTTTATCATCTCTTCTTGCCCCTTAGCGCCAAATTTAGCATTTTTGCACCGGCATAAGCTAAAAGCGTAATGTCTAGCGCCTCGTTTCGATCCCTAGTTTTTATCCATCGCAGTTTTAAATACCCGTTTTTGTCTTTGGTTTTTTCTATTTTTTCAGACGTAAGCTGTTTAAAAAACTCCTCTTTATAGCTCTCGCTAAAGTGAAAATAGCCTGGCCCCGCCTCATCGATACGTAGCAATCGGTAGAGCTCGTTTTTGCCCGCATACGTTCCAATCGGCATAAATTTAACGCCCCTTTGGATGATTTTTATCTTGTTTAAAAACGCCGCTTTGCCGCTTTGCTCACTCAGGCCTTTTGTGGCAATGAAGTTTTTATTTAAACTAACTAGGCGATAAACTCGCTCAGTATTAAAGCCGCTATCGATCAGGGCGAGCGAAATAACAAGACTCCTGCCGTCCTCTTTTTTAAATTTCTTACAAAGATATTTATACGTATCCGCCCAAACTTTATCCTGGTCGGTATTACCCCAAATTTGAACGTGCTCGATACAATACGCCTCCAGTCCTCTACCCCAGCCGATAAAGTTTATCTCGGTGCGGTTGTCTTGAATATCTACGCCGGCGGTGATAAATTTAACCTCAGCCGGCAGGTTTTGATCGTTGTAACTCTCAATTCTATTTAAAAATTCGTTTTCGTCAATCTTGATCGCCGGCGGCTCGAAGCTCTCGCATTTAATGGTATTGATAAAGGTTTGGAGTTTAAGGTGATTGTCTTTTGAACGATACCAATCCTTTACCACGTCCTCCATCGTGTAAAAAGGGCTATAAAGCGCATTAAGGAAAAAGCCTGCGACGTCCGAGCGCGGATTGCCGGCGATCCACTCGCCGCCCTTTACCGCCTCGTTTTTTTGCTGCTCGGTCAAAAGTGCGCCACATTCGCAGCACTGATAGCGTGCACTCTCAAAGATCGGCTCATCGTTCTCATCTTTATCCCATGCTAAAAACTCAAATTTCATCGTTTGAGAAAAACCGCACTCCGGGCATTTGATATAAAATTTGCGCTGATCGCTGAGCTTGTATTCGCCCTCTATCGTTGAGCTACCCTTGACCGTCGGCGTCGAGCTTATGATGATTTTTCGATCAAAAAACGTTTTTGTGCGCTTTTCGGCTAGCTCGATACTATCGCCCTCTTTGGTAGGTTCGCATCGGTCGGCCTCATCCACTAGCAAAATCTTAATCGGCTTACTTGCTAGTTTGCTTGGGCTATTTGAGCCCACCAGCGCGAGGTTGCCGCCTTTAAAGTTTTTGATCAGGATCGTATTGTTTGCCTCGTTTGAGTTTATGAGCTCATCTAAAACCCTGCAATCTCGAAACATCGGGGCTAAACGGCGTTTTGAATAATCCTCGGCGTCCGTATCGTTTGGGAGCAAAAATAAAATGGTGCTGGGTTCTTGATGGATAAAATA